TGGTGACCGTGCTGGGCGGGGCCCTGTACACGCTATTCGGCCCCGGGCTCGACTTGCTGGCTTGGATGGCTGCCAACCTGAAGATCGTGGCGATGATTGCTGGAGCCTACGCGGCAGTGGGCGTCGGCTGGTGTTTCTTCAAGTGGTTCAGGTTTGCCATCGTCGCAAGGGACTTGCTCGTCAAGCTGGCCAAAGCACACGGTATGGGCGATATGTCCCTTGACGAGCGGCTGCCCGTCTACGTTGAGCGCCGATGGCCGTTCCGAACCACACGAGATGACGACGGCAAGACACTGTTCCGCCCGGCCGCCAAGGTCTACAAAGCCAAGATCGCACACTGGGTGTTGCTCTGGCCGCTGTCGGTACTTTGGACCGGCCTCGAAGAGTGGATCATCGCGTTGAAGGACCTGATCTTCAAGTTCATCGGCGGAGCCCTCGACAAGATCAGTGCATGGGCGTGGCGTGGAGTCGACTTCAAATAACGGCAGGACAAGATGGCTATCAAGAAACCTCTGGTAATCACGGCCGGACAGGTTGAGCGCCTCCAACCGGGAGACAAGCTTGACCTAGCCGACACCGTCACGAAGCAGAACAACACGGGCAACACGCTCATCGTTCTGACCCCCGTGTACGTGACCGGCAACAACGCCGTATCAGCCCAAGCCGACGCCCAGCCGACCACCAGGGTGGCTGGCTTTGTGGCCGAAGAGTCGCTTGATAGCACTCCGGTTGAGATTCAGATCAGCGGACTGCTGACTGCCATCACCGCCACCTGGGACTTGGTGACCGACGAGACCGGCGGCCTGACAGCAGGCGCCCAATACTACCTGAGTGCGGACAACCTCGGCGAGATCACGGCGAACGCCCCGACGGTGTTCGGAGACTTTGTTGCACCTGTTGGTTTCGCGTTGTCGGAGACTGAATTTGAGATCGGCATCGGAGCACCCATCAAACTATGATCGACGCGATCCTCCTAGCCTTTGTCCACTCGGCCGCCGTCGGCGTGCTGTCGTGCCTCGTCAGTGAGAGCAACATCCTTGCTCCGATGCGTAAAGCGTTGACTTGGCCCGTCCTGTACTGCCCGCTCTGCCTGGGATTTTGGATCGCACTGCCCTGCATGTTCTGGGGCCCACTGCACTACTTGCTCGTCGTCGCGTTCTCGAACGTGTGGATGCTCATCACCATGCTCGTTTATGAAGCCGTCGACAGGGCGAGCATCATTGATGACGACGACGACCAACCGGAGATGTAACCATGAGACTCAACAAACTTCGACGCAAGATCCTCCGGCAAGTCACTCGTGAACTGGCCGCCGAACGCATGACTAAGGCGCAGGCGGATTCCGCATGGGCAGTCTGCGAGGACAAAGAGAAACTCGCCGAACTCAACGAGCGGATCGAGGCAGAAGTCAACCCGTGGAGAAGCAGGCGGTCCATCATCGGCATGAAGGGCGGAGACGTTCTGGCCAACCTGATCGACTGGTTCAAGGAAAACTGGGCCACAATCCTGCGACTCATCCTCACACTAATCCCGATCTTCCTGGAGCCCAAACACGATGAAGATTCCTAACCCCTGGCCGCGCGTTCATTCGCAATGCACTTGCAGAACGCCCAAAGGCGATGTCATTGTCTCCTCTTGCTCTCGTGGCGACCTTGAGGTGCCCGATGACGCAACGGAAGTCACGATCCAACCGGTGAAGATCATCGGCCGTGGTGGTGAGGCAAAAGCCCTTGGGCAGCCCCGCATCTGGTCGAAGGCCTGGGGCCTCATGGACATTGAAGACCATCTCAAGAAGATGGATCTCGCCAACAAGATGGCCGAGGCGAAGGCGAAGAAGAAAATGGACAAGACGAAGGCCTCCATGAAGAAGGTCACCAAGGCACTACAGAAGCCGAGGGAAGTCAAGCTGGATGCGTGCAGCAAGCTGGAGATGACCGACGGCATGACCGACGCCATGGGCACGGAAGAGCACCGTGGTCCGAGCATCGGACTGGACGATCAGGGCATGTACAAGAACTGAGGAAACTCATGAGTGCCAGCAACACCGCCTTCCTATCTCGTCTTGTGAAAGAGGCTGTAGAGTATGGATGGGAAGGGGACTACACTGAGGTGTACAGTTTTGTGGCTGCGGTCCATGAAAAATACGGCGTGGCAACACCGGACCTCCTCATGAATCCGTGTCGGGACGACTACAAGGACTGAGTTGAGAGAACCGAATGGGCTTACTCACTGACTTCGGTGAAGCACTCAACCAAGGGCTGGTGTCGCATACACTAGGCACCTGTTCGCGTTGGGTCCTACATCGTCGCGTCATGGGAGAGCCTTTCTCCGGTCCCTACTCATTCAAGTACCACCCGTGGTGCAAGGAAGTTCACGATTCGGTCGCGAGTTTCTGCACGGTCATGAAGGCCGCCCAGATGGGCATGACCGAGGTCGCCATTAACGTGGCGTTCCACACGGTCGATGTCAAGAAGCGGGACGTGCTGTACGTCTTGCCGACGGCGTTGAACGCAGGCGACTTCAGCAAGTCGAGATTCAACACAGCGTTGCTGTACAGTCCGTACCTCAAGGACCTGTTCACGGACACCAACACGGTAGGGCTGAAGCAGGCTGGCGGAGTCAACCTGTACATACGAGGCTCACGAGGCGACTCGAACCTAAAGTCAATCCCCGTGTCCGTCCTCGTGCTCGACGAAGCGGACGAGATGGACCAGCGAGCCATCTGGCTGGCGTTGGAGCGGCTGTCGGGACAACTGCACAAGTTCGTGTTCTCATTGAGTACACCCACGATACCGAACTTCGGCATCCACAAGCTTTTCCTTCAGGGGACGCAAGAGCACTTCTACTTCAAGTGCCCCCGCTGTGGAAGGCTGACAGAGTTCATATTTCCAGAGTGCCTGGAAATCTGCGGAGACACGATTACTGATCCGGGTGTCAGGCAGTCGCACCTGAAGTGCAAGGAATGCAAAGGGAAGATCGAGCACGAAGAGAAGCTTGAGTTCCTGAAGAAAGCATTTTGGGAAAAGACGGCAAACGTAGACGAGGACCACCGAAGCTTCTACATCAACCAGATGTACAGCTACACGGTGACACCTTACGACTTGGCGTTGGCATACTTTCGCGGTGTTGGTGATGAAGCCGCGATGGTAGAGTTCCACAACTCGAAGCAGGGCTTGCCGTATATTCCGGACGGCGGCCAAGTCACCGACGGAGAGATCGCCGCAGCGATCCGGAACTACGTCAAGGAAAACCAACGGCCCAACCTTGGCACCAATCGCCTCATTGTAATGGGTGTCGACCAGGGCAAAATGAACAACGTCGTGGTGAAAGAGTTCACCATCGGTAAGGGCAGGACCAGCGACATAAACGCTAGGGCGCACGGCAAGTTACTGTGGGAAGGGAAGCTACCCGGAGACGACTTCTCGACCCTCGATCCGCTGATGCGTGAGTGGCAGATCAAAGCGTGTGTGATCGATGCGGACCCGCAGATCAATGACGCACGCCGGTTTGCCCGCCGCTTCCCTGGTTACGTGTACCTGTGTCGTTACCGGCGAGGTGTGACCGGGAAAGAATTGCAGATTTCGGAAGAGGACAGTTCGGCACCGATAGTCACGGTTGACAGGTCAAACTGGCTGGATGCCACGATGGGCCGGTTCCACTCCGACCGAATCCATCTACCCGCCAACACGTCGCATGAATTCAAGGATCATATCAAGGCTCTCGTCAGGACGTACGAGAAGGACGACCAAGGAAACTCAAAAGCCATCTACCTCAACACTGGCCCCGACCATTACGCGCACGCTCTCAACTACGCAGAAATAGCGTTGTCCCTCGCGGCAGGGATCGTGTCCGCTGGAGATGTTGCAGACAAGGTAATATAGCATGACACGCGAATCCAATTTTCTCACCGCCGTACGACATCCAGAGTACCTGGAAGACGAGATGTACTGGTATGAGTGGCGTGACTGCTACAATAGTGGCCCGCGTTTCGTTGAAAGGAACTTGAAGAGATTCAGCATTCGCGAGACACCCGAGGACTTCAAGACTCGTAAGTTCCTGACGCCGATCCCGGGCTATGCCAAGGCGGCAGTGAACGATGTGCGTAACGCGATCTTCCAGCGACTTCGCGACGTGTCACGACGGGACGGCAGTGAAAACTTCATGAGTGCGGCTGCCGGAGAGATCGGTGGCATCGACAACAAAGGTTCGTCGATGCAGTCCTTCTTGGGAATCGATGTCCTGACTGACTTGCTCGTCATGGGCCGTGTTGGCGTGTATGTCGACATGCCTCAACTCTCCGGTCTGCGAACCATGGCCGATGAGGGCAACATCCGACCATACACCTACATGTACCGCGTCGAAGATATCCTGTCTTGGTCAGTAGCCAAGCCGGAAGAGCCGGGTGACTTCACCGCTGTGCTTCTCCGAGATCGCGGCATCAACTACAACCAAGGGTTCGCCCACGGGGCCCGTCTGCCCAGCGGAGGATACTCCCGCTATCGTTTCATCTGGGTCGACCCGGCCGACGGATTGGTCAAGATGAAGTTGATGGACAAAGAAGACCAACTTATAGACCTTTCGGGCAATCGAATTGAAGACGATGACAATGCAATCATTCGCTTGGAACTGGAGCGAATCCCGTTCCACATGCTGTCCATTGGTGGCAGCTTGCTCAAAGACGTATGCAAGCACCAAGTAGCGTTACTTAACTTGGGCTCGTCGGACGTGTCGTATGCCCTGAAAGCGGGCTTCCCGATCTACGTCGAGCAGACTGATATGCGAAACGTCGGAACGCACTTGAAAGAGTTCGTTGATGACGATGGCACCTCGAACACTTCCGACAACAGCGGGGCAGGCAACGAGGGTCGGACTGGTGTTAGTTATGGTCGGACGTACGATCTGAAAGCCGAAACTCCCAGCTTCATTCACCCTAGCCCCGAGCCTCTTCTGGCGTCGATCAAACTTCAAGAGAAGCTTGAGGACGACATTCGGAAGCTGGTCAATCTCGCCGTCCAAAACAAGACTGGGCAGAGGGCGATCAGCGCTGAAGCCATGAAGTTGTCGGACCAGGGCTTAGAAGCTGGCCTGTCATATATCGGACTGGTTCTTGAGAGTGCAGAACGTGCTGTGGCTGCCCACTGGGCCGCGTACGAAAGTCGTGACCCCGAGCGGCGCAGGATCGCCACAATCAAGTACCCCGATCGCTATAGCCTGAAGAACGACGAGGACCGCATCAAAGAGGCCAAGGAACTGGCCGAACTGATGTACACGGTGCCGGGCAAGGAAGTCAAGAACGAACTGGCGAAGAACATCGTCACCACGCTCCTGTCCGGCCGGGTGCCCACCAACACCCTCGACACCATCTTCGATCAGATCGACGCCGCTGGCTATGCCACGTCCGATCCGGAAGTCATCATGAAAGCACATGAGGAAGGACTGGTCGGCGGGCAGACGGCCTCCGAGGCACTCGGCTTCAATGAGGACGAATGGCCGAAGGCCCAAAAGGACCACATCGAACGAGTGGAAGCCATCGCCAAGGCACAGGCTTCGGTAGAGCCCTCTGGAGGTATGGCGGCCCGAGGCGTGGGCGATCTCGATCCGGACGGCGACTCAGGAAAGAAGGAACGCGACGAGGCCAATGCGAAGGCCAAAGAAAAGGAACCCAACCGAGACCCAACACGAGGCGACGGTAAGAGCCTCAAGAAAGGCGAAGAATAATGGTAGCGAAATTCAAGGTCAAGCAGCCGGTACAAAACTCCGGCAGCGTTGACCCCAAGGGGACACCTGCCAAGCTCCTGGTGACACCCATCGTGTCACCGGCGACCGTAGCGAAGGCTCGCGGAGGCTCGGCGAATCTCGGTTCTGGCATCGGCAACGGTTGAGGTGAATCATGGCTTTCTATGGTACGGTCATTGGGGCAAACGCTTACTTCGACGCCCGCCTTCATTCGGAAGGCTGGGGAGACTCTGCGCCTGACGACCGGCCGAAAGCCCTCAACGAAGCCACCCAACTAATCGACGCCCTGAATTACCGGGGCGTCAAGAATCCCGTCTGGCTCATCATGTACGATCAGTCAACGGAATTTCGGCCGGAGCCCAAGCTTCTGATCGACCAGCCCAACCGCGATGAAGTGATCGCGGCCGGCGCCACGCAGGAACTTGAATTCCCGCGAGGCAAAGACACTGTTGTGCCGACGGAGATCGAGTGGGCGTGCTACGAGATCGGACTGGCACTGATTGAAGGTTTTGACCCGGAAGATGCCGTCGACAGAATTGGCGTCATTCGGCAAGCATACTCTGCCGTTCGTACTACCTACGACAGCGGCAGCAAAGCACAGGAGTACCTTGTCTATGGTATTCCGACGGCACGAGTGTGGAGATGGTTGAAGCCATACCTCACCGACGACCGTATCATCAGAATGAGTAGGGCCGACTAACGAGAGGTTAGGAAATGCCACATTTCTTCAAGTGTCCCGTCAACCCCGTTTCCATTTTGTGTTACGAAGACGGTGACCCCGCCGCTGCTGCTGCCGCCAAAGCCGCTGCCGATGAAGCCGCTGCCAAAGCCGCTGCTGCTGCCACAGGCAATGAAGACAAGAAATTCACCCAGGCCGATCTGAACAAGATCCTGGCCGAAGACAAGCGAAAGCACCAGGAAAAGTTCAACGAACTGGTCACAAGCCACCAAGAGCTTCTCCAGAATCAGAACCTCACCACAGAGGAACGCGACAGTCTGGCGACCCGCCTGGAAGACCTGCAAGCATCGCACCGAACGAAAGAACAGCAGACCGAGCACGACCGGAAGCTGGCTGAGACGAAGTCCAGCACCGAGTTGGAGACTGAGCGCAAGCGGGCCGACCACTGGGAGTCCATGTTCAAGACGAACGAGGTCCAGCGAGCGTTGCAAGATGCAGCCGTCGGGGCCGACGCCTTCAATCCCGGGCACATCGTGGCCCTGCTGGCTCCGGACACACAGTTGAAAGACGTTGATGGCAGGTTGATCCCGATGGTCGACTTCCAAGACATTGACGAGAAAGACGGATCAGAGGTTCGCACGCTGCGAACTCCTGCCGACGCTGTCAAGCGTATGCAGGAATTGCCAAAAGTTCACGG